CACATAAATATGCTATATTGTGACAAATCAATTGAGTACGTAGTTCCAAACACCAAGTATTTAACTCTCGTATTAATAAAAGCAGGTGCCTTTAATGCCGCATTAGAATCAATGCCAAAGTTCTTTGTGCCCCCTGATACGCTGATATAAAGCCCTGTATTGCAAGCATCATAACCCCAATAAGCCCCTTGATTTACGGTTTGATTAACAATTCTACCGGTCGCATTAAAGGCACCTCCAGCTGTAGCGGGAATTACGTTATCGCCCAACATCGCATATCCACTAGAACCGCCAATTCGAAAGAAATTACTATATATTGCTAATTCTCCTCCGCTACCCGTTGCCGATGCTATGCTGCCGATACGTCCGTTACCAATGGCAAATCCTCCGACTGTACAACCCTCCGACACTGTAAGTCTCGTTGTTGTAATATCCGTTGCCGCTATCTTAGCTGCAAGCAAAGAACCTGTAATTATTGCGTTAGCATCAATCAAAGATGTTTTGATGAAAGCGCCTTCAACAATTGTGCTATCCAGTTTGGCAAGTGACACCATATCTTGGTATGCCATTGCCCTAAGACTATTTTGTAGAGTACCTATACTTAGATTGGCTGTGCCTGCATTAGACAAAGCGCTTTCGGCTGTTGACTGAGCCGTATTTATCTTTGTCTGCGCATCGCTTGCCAAAGATGAAAAAGTAACTAACCCTGTCATGGCTATTTTCTTACCCAATATTGAGATACCCGAAGAATCCATAGTAAACTGACTCTTGATCTCTTCAGTAGTAGGACGTAGCGCAATTGAAGCATCCACATCTTCAGGTGCCGGCGTCCAGTCGGTAGCTTTGTTGCCTTTTTCGATCTGTATCTTAGAAAATGTATATTGCCCGGACTTATATACATTAGTCCGTAGAGTATAGATTTGTGATGTCGGTACTGTGAACGTTGAGCCTGTTGTTCCTGTCGAGAATGAGCTTATAATATAATGATCGCCATTGCCTCCCCTAAGCCATAACACAGCATTCGGCGAACCTACAGCCCCATGTTGTGATGTCCATGTTAATCCAGATGGACAGATTCCACTTACGATATATTGAACGCCAGCTTCGAGATAACAAGTTCTATCTCCATAATACGCATAATTATCATAATCAGACGCGTAAAGAGGTGTAATAATTATCTCACTGTTCAGTAATAGGTTTCTACCTCCAACTTGCACCCCATTCACGGCCGTTTGTGCCGCTTGATTACTCGCCTGCAAAACTATTCCGTCGGCTTTCAGGTTGATGCTTGCTTCTGCATTTTCAGCACGCCCGGCAGCACTTTCCGCACGGACCGCTTTAAGCTCTATTGCCTGTGCTGTTTGGTTTATGCTTGTTTCTTTCGATGTGACAGTAGTCAGAATATTAGCTGCGTTAGCGGCCGAAGTTGCAGCTGCGCTGGCAGAACCGGAAGCGGCATCTGCTTTAGTGGATGCTGTAGAAGCCGAACCTGCGGCACTCGTCTCGCTTGTTTTGGCATTGCTTGCTGAGGTAGCGGCTTCGCTGGCCTTAGTTGTGGCCGTTGCAACCTTAGTCGTTACTTCACTAACTTGCAAAGTAATGTTGCTCGCTGTCTGATTGATACTACTTTCTTTCGTAGTAACCTGCGATAAGATGGTAGCTGCATCATCCGCTGCGTCTTGTGCAGCTGTAGCACTGCCGGCGGCTGCATTGGCAGAGTTTGAAGCTGCGGTTGCTTTGGCTGTGGCAGTAGAAGCCGAGCCGGCCGCTTCGCTTGCCTTCGTATTGGCAGTAGATGCGGAACCTTGTGCAGACGTTGCATAGCCGGATGCTTGTGTGGCTGCCGTGGTCGCCTGTGTAACCTTGCTTGAAATCTGCCCCTCACGAATCTCAAACGCTGTTTGTACAGCCGTTATCTGATCGTTTAATTCATCTTCGACTAATTTGCCGGAAGATTCCAAAGCGAACGAGCCTCTTAAACGTACACCTTTCCCATAGAAGTTTATCGTTTCATCCAATGCACCGAACACATCATCTACAATACCTGCGCAATTTCCTGAACGACAGACTAACTTGCCTTCTAATGAATATGAGTTAATACCTGCGTAATCATCACGATAAGGAGCATTGACACCTACAGCACAATCAATCTGTGCGCTTTGACGGTCTGTGTTGGTACGATTACCTAAAACAGCCACGTTGTCCCCAACTTCGGGGTTTGCGCTTCCGGCCTCACAATCTGTTTTAGAGAGATTGAAATACCCAGCTCCGGCAGAAGTAACCTTGCGCCAATAACGTTTTATGCTGGTACCTGTGAATGTCTGGCATAATACTTGATCATCAGTAAGAAAATCATCGGTAGAATCATGCTCGCATTTCCAATAGGTACCACCATCAGTTACTTTCTTTAGCCTACCACCGGCAGCCGAACGGATAACCATACCGCCTTGATGCACCACCTTTTGAACTACCAATTCAAATACGGTAAATATCTTACGAACAGTCAATTTATCAAACTCTCCGTTCCAATCACCATTCGCATCTTTCCATATCTTGAAACCTGAACCTAGAAAACCCGAAACAAAGGATTCGGATGTTAAATACTCCCGAATGATCCCAGCCATCAAATCGGCCGTATTATCTACAGTCAGGTTATAAGTCTTTGCAAGTGCTTGCACTACTAAATCAAGTGTAGTAGTCTTATTCAACACCTCTAAATCTGTAATTTGAGCGAGGAACTTAATAACTAAATTTTGAAATTCCGCACCCGCATGAGTTATAACACTCCATTTGTTTGCTGTGCCCCTCTCGTAGATTACAAAGCCGTTCTCATCCATCGCAAAGGCTAAAGTACCATCTACATAAGCAGAGTATAAAGCCGCTCCGGAAGGCAATTTAATACCACCTTCTGCCGTAATAAGCCCTTTTGAAATCAGGCCTTCAATGAAGGTAATTACCTTGCTTGCTGTATCGGGCTGATCTTTACGGAGAAAGGTATCTTTTAGAACTTCAATATCCGTCTGCGACAAATTCTCTAGTATTCCCACTAATACACGCCCTACCCTCTCGGCCGTATTTTCAGCCGGAGCGGATGCATTGCGTACCTGTAGCGCAATCTGTCTCAATATATCTAACGTATCACCCATCAATCTCCAATAGCAATAAATCTAACTCCGTTATTTTTCACCTTTGCGGTCCTATCGAAACCCTCCTGAGTGCTTTTCAAGTACTCCAGCACGTCCGATAGATACCGTCTTGCTACGTTTAGCGCATCATTATAGCTCACGTATTTCTGTTTTTCCTCTATCCTGCTTGCATGCTCATCATTGTGAGACAGAAAACCACTTTCTCCGAGTATTCGCCCGTCATTCTTGACCATCTTCGCATAAACGTAGTAGGCCAATGCCGTTTTGAGTCCTTTAAAAATCCGCTTCTTTCCATCAACGCCCGTATAGTTGCCTCCATTAAGTAAAACTTCATGTTTGGTCTCGTCCTCAAGTATATTCAGATATAAATCTGCTCCAATGGCTGGTATAATCTCCATTTGTTCCGACTCATCAATGAACGTATTCACGTCTTCCTCACTAAGATGAATCGATGTCGGTCGTGATAGGACCAGCACTTCGCTATACGTTATCAGATGTTCCATTGCTATTGATGTATTTTATTGGTTGCACACTAAAATTATTCGTCGGCACCGGCTCATGCCAGTTCTTAAATACGACATCAAAGACGCGTTCTATAAATCGCTGTTCGCTAGTGACCTGTCCTGCATAGTATTCGTATGCATCGTTCATTACCTGCCCCGAAAAGCCAAGTTTACCGTTCCTTATTGCATAGAATAGCTCTTGATTAAACGCTGCGTATATCCTTTCGACAGTACTCTCTTCCGTGACAGTGAAATCTTTATCGTAGTTAGCAGCGGGAAACTTCACTATCTGAGGCGCTTCCTCATCCTGTTCTATCTCTACGTAAAGAATCTTATTTCCGTTCGTGTCACCTTGGAACTTTCTCAAATCCTCCGCCTCGATCATCTTCACCTCTACCTCGTTACCATCCTTATCAATAGCCGGCTGTCCTTTCTTGGCTATCAACATGCAGGCAATAAGGAAGTTATTACGCACGTTCCTATTCTTCACGTTCGATAATCCCTCATCGGTACTCATCTCCGAAATAACGGAATCGTAGAGAGCAAGCGGATAGGTATTCTTTCCGGCCATGCTAACCCACAATATCTGACCTTTATAATGTTCTATACCTCCCGCTTTCTCTACCTGGGACAACACAACTTCTTTCTTCGGATTGAAAACGTCTATTCTATCAATGCTCTTATCATCCACCTTGATCGTCTGCCCATTTCGGGACTTCTTACCTCTCCAATCAGGGTGCACGAGAATACGAGCTACGTATCCATTTTCATCTTCCTCCTCGAGTCTGCAATTCTCAAACGGCACGTGTTGAAGTTCGATGATTTCTCCAAGCGCGTTATAATTTACGTGCACAGCGAGCCCGGCATACTTTGCTACATCTTGCGCCAGCAGATGAAGGATCGTATCTGCCGTCTCACCGGCACGGTTAACCACCATCTCTGAAAAGGCTACATCGACAAACCCGTTACCCTCAACAAACTTTGCGTATCGATTCAGGCATAACGTACCGGTTCCCGAAGCTGCCACGATAGAGGCGATATTCTGAGGATACAGATTATCACTTCCGTACATGCTTAGCCTGAAGCGTGACAAATACGACACATCAACTCTTGCATCGGGTTTCTTTGCAGTCTTTACATTCATGGTTTACTTATTTTCTGCGTTCAACACATCGGCAGCCTTAAGATAAGCGTCCAAAGTACGAGCCGTCAGCGCCTTGCCGTCAATCTCAAAAGCTTTGTACTCTTCTTTAAGTGCCTTCTTCGTTACTCCCTCGGCTAACTTTCCCGCTAACTCAATCACAATATCCTCATTAAGGGTTATTTCCTCGGGTGCTTTACCTGTAACACGAGCTTCCCAGTCCTCTGGATAATGAGCAAACTGATTAATCGCCTTAGGGTATAGTTTCAAGTACGACTCCGCAGCTTCATCCGTCAGGTTATCGTTTGTGAACATCTGCCCCGTTCCAAACACCTGTATCAATACGCCATTTTTAAGCGTATAACTACATTTCTCTTTCATTTTACCTTCTTTCTTTACGTAATTATAAATTTCTATAAACGCATCCTTATAACAGTCGCTACAGCTCGTCTTTACAAAGTCTTTATTAAGAACTTCTTTGTAGAGCGATACGATAGCTTCTTTATCCTGATTCGAGAACCCGGTTTCAATCCGGGCTCTCAACTCATCAATTAATATCACAGCAGAATCAAACGTCATACGGCAGGTGTTAACAAGGTGTTATACTGCGTAGCCGTTGTCGTAGCATCAGTATTGAAGTAGAACAGTGCCGACTTAGGAACACTCGTCTCCTTGAGTGCAGCCGACCAGCCGCCTTCCGTCTCTTCGGAGTATTTATCGTTCTCCAACGTCTCTGCTCGTAGCCCCTGATAGTACCCGTAAATCTGATACTCCGCACTACCATCCGCTCCCTTATGCTTATTGCGCAGAATACAGACGAATTCACCTCCTGCAAGCCCGTCAATGACGTTTTCACATACCGTCGGATCATTATCCAGTACCACAAGAGACACGTCGTTAGTAAACGTATTCTGGTACGTCTTCTTTTCCATAGAGGTTTTTGTCCCCGTAAACGGAGTGCTACCCGGAATAAAGACTTCATAAGCCTGCTTCCCTGTCTTGAGAACCAACGTCTTGATTACGTTCTTTTTTGTCGCATCAAAAACCGTTGCAGCAAAATCAATATCCTGTCTATTCACTATCAGCCCGTTTGCCTCCAACCCCTTAGTTATGGGGTTGGAGCAATTCTGCGAGATAGCTTGCTTAATAAGTTTATCACATGCTCCCATCTCTTTACCTCCTTACACTCCAAAATGGAACATATCATTTTCCTTGATAAGAGTACCCATCTTACCCGTAGAGTAGATGTAGTTTCTCCTTTCTTTCTTCTCAAACCAAATATCCAAATCGGACATCAGTCCACTGGCAGGTGCACCAACGAGTAACTGATCAGGATTAGCAAATACCGCCCGATAAGGGTTATTGAGCTTCGTCCCGTCGTTCTCATACGCCCGAATGAATCTATCCCAAATAGAGATACGAGCGATCTTCACTCCGTCGTATTCAGCCACATCAAACCCTGAGAAGATTGTTTCCCATTTAAGCTGTAGGTTGAATCTCTCTTTAATATCGTGATGCAGCGCATCGGCAAACAGCTTAGTCATCAACACAATCGATCCAGCATCCTCGGTAATACGAGAGTCGGCATCCATCAACATTGTATCCATGATACCGGTAGCCGTACCCTTAACTAACATAGTAGACTTTTGCAACGCAAACGTAGCCTGTGCATTAGCGGCAATCGTGGTACGTTGAGCCGGATTAGCGGCAATCTGCGTCAACAAACGTTTGAATAAACCATCGCACGTTTTAAACAGATTCACGTTCACCCCGTCCTTAATCACTCCACCACCGGTGATATCGCTGGCTGCCTTATCACCAAACCAGCCGAAACGCCATATCATACGCTTCATTGCCGTTTCAAGAGCCGGACGCAGAATGTAGCTCATGAATTCCGTAGAGGTAAGATCCGCAATGTCCGTTCCCGTTTTAAGAGAATACTCGGCTATCGTACCCTTCAACGACTCGTAACAGATTTTAATAGGAATCTGCCAATCACCTAACGACCATATCTTCTCGGAATTCGCAACCCCAACCTCCTGATACTCGGGATCACATCCTGAGCCGGCTATTCCGACATCGTTCATATCTCCAATAAATCCGAAACGTTCACCATCCTTTGCCGGAACCAGGTGAATGTACTTATTGAAATCTTCATCCTGCATGATAGACAGAGGGATGAGCTCTTTCAGGTCTTTCACTGCCTGATTGTCTACGGTTAAATTCTCAAAGAAATTCATAATACTTACTTACCTTTTTTGTACTTACCTTCTCTTCTCTCTCTCAATTCCTTAGCCAACGGACTTTCATCACCACCATCGTTAAACTCCTTGTGAGTCTGAGTTTGTGCGCGTCCCTGCACCTTGTAGCTGCTACAATGTTTTGCCAAGAACTTCTCCCCTCCGGCCATCTTTACAGCATTCAGGATTTTCAGATCATTGGCCGATTTAGCCTGCGCTCTAGCCTCTTCCAACTGTCTCTCAAGTTCGGCGATACGAGCATCTTTGTCCTTGTCCTCGTCGTCTTCCTTTTCCTCCTCTGCAGGACGAATCTCGGTAATCACCCCACCGGCCACGACAATAGTCGAACCGTCTGGCATTACATGTTCACCATCCGGACTCGCGGCATCACCAACCTGTGGATCGCCCTCTTCGCGTTCAATTGTCAGCGTAGCACCGTCGGCCGTTGACAATTCCATGTTTACAACTTCCGGCACGTCTTCCATCTTCGCATAGCCGGCCTTGGCAAGGATACGGTCTAACCACCCCTTACCAACTGTTACTTTCTCTTTCATGTTTTTAAAATTAGAATTATTACTCTCCTTCGCCGTTGACGGCACTTTTATTTCATCAATGAATCCAAGTCTCTTCGCTTCGCTCACGCTCATACGTTTATCCTCATCCATAATCGCCTGCAGCTCCGCTCTATCCGCTCCCGTACGTTCCACATACAAGTCAAGAAGTTTATTCGTGTCAGCCTCCAAGCTATCAGCAATAGCCCGTAAGTCCTCCGCTCGGTATGCATCCGCCAGCGTATACTCCGGAATATACGGATCATGTATCAGTAGTTCAGCATTCGGCATCGCCGTACGCTTCCCCTTGGGAGCGGACAGCAAAAGCACGGTAGCCATTGAAGCGCATATCCCCTCAACAGTAACCGCTATCTCCTTCCCGCTATCACGCAGTTTGTCATATATAGCCCATCCCTCGGAGACGGAACCTCCGCGACAATTCAGTCGTAAATCAATAGTCTTATCTTCTTCCGAAACGGAAGCCAGGAACTCATCAATATCTTTGAAGCAAGTAGAATCAACGCCCGTAAACCAGAGCTTCATGTTCTTGCTCTCTTCGTCAGCGATGTCATTGTAGATTTTAAGTACTGCCATTTTCCTTTCTTTTTTCTCAAAGGTAGGCAGCTTTAAGCGTGTAGCCGAATTTTACTTCTTTATAGTGGTCGCACTCTTTGCGACTAACTTTTTTTTAGTAGGTACAAAAAAAGGGAGCTTTAAGCCCCCTATAGTTCTATCGTCTGACCAAACTTTTTTATTACCCGATAGAACGTTGCTTTGTTCATTCCGTATTCTTCACTAAGATAGTACGCAATATAAGTCATTTTGTGTCCTTCCGAGACCAGTCGAGTGTACTCTTTGTACATCTCAATGTATTTTATATCGCCCACATCTATTGACGCCTCGGAGAGAATCCGAAGCGTCGAAATGTTAGTTGCTAGTAATTCGTATGCCGTCATAATTTACATTTGATTCGATTCAAAGTTAATAAATTTATTGATAAAAACATGCATTTCATACCTAAATATCACCCAAAGATTCTACATATTTTGCCCTATTGGCTACACTCGTAAATTCTTCCACGGAGAGAACCGGAGCGGGTGCCATCATAAAGCCTTTGGCCACTGCCCGTGCCAACATATCCTCACCGATCGTCTGCCCGCTTCCCGCTGTGATATTGATAGGTACTCCTCCGCCCATCATATTAAACGCTGATAACAACGGAGCAAACATTGATGTTGCCGATGCAGTTATAACGGATTCACCGTTGCTTAACTGCGCCGGTATGCTATCGGATGTACCTGAACCCTCGCCGGCAACTAAACCTCCCGTTGCAAACTTAGCACTCTTAACGGTTTTTGTAGCCGTAGCGATGTTCGACAACACGGTGGAGATGGTTGTCGCTATAGCTGCAATATTCCCGGGGAATGGTACGCTCTGCGCTTGTGCCACACCGGCCGCAATTGCCTTACCTGTATTTATCGCAATCTCGGCCAATGCCAACACCTTAGATGCCATAGCCAAATCCTTTGAGTGCTCACTTGCCGCATCTGCCAAAGATGAGAGAGAACCCGTGATATCGGCCATCGCCTGAAACTTCGTTTGCTCAATCTCTACTTCCTTGTTACGTAGCGCTCCTTTTGCGTCAAGGTATTCATTCTCGAGGTTCAACTTACGAAGATTAAACGCCTCTGTACTCTCCCCTTCCAACTGTTGTAATGCATCAAGTTCAGCCTGCTTCTGTTGTACTTTAAGTTCAAGTATGGCTTGCTCGTTACCGTATGCCTCCGCTATCCTAGTTTCAAAGTCCAGCTTAACAGCATCCATTTGTTTTTGTCTCACTTCATTCGCATGTGCATCAATCAACGTATCCTCTTGAAATCGGTATTTCTCACGAATCAAAGCCTTTTCTTTTTCCGTCAGCTCCGCATTCTGCAACTCGGCTTCCATCTGCTTATTCATTAACTCTAATTTCAATTGAAACTCTTGTTCCGATCCCGACTTCACAGCCGACAACATTAGCTCAATACGCTTCTGTTCATTCTCAATCTGCCGTTTAGTCTCTTCATCGGAGAGCATTTTCAAATCTTGCTCTCTTTTCTTTTCCAGAGCAAGAATCGTTTCATTGATGGCCTTTTTCGCATTGACTGTCAAGTTCTTTTCCGTAGCAAGTTTCGTCCTTAAATCCTCTATCTGCCTACTGTACGATAACATCGTTTCTTTACGTTGTTTCTCTACACCGTCCTTGATCAATGCCAGCAATGCATCCTCTGCAGCACGAACCGCTTCACGTTCCTTATCCCGTCTTTCTTTAGCGATAGCAGCTGCTTCTTTTGCCGCATTCTTCGCTGCATCCAATCGAGCCTTTTCTGCCGCCGTATTTTCATTGATAATTGAATTCTCTTGTTCTTTAAGCTCCCTCGTTTTATCGAAATACTCCTTTCGGGCACGATAAACATCTGCCTCTAATTTCGCCAATTCTTTGTTCGTCTCTGCATTATTTTCCGCCCAACTACTCTCTATCTGCAGCGCTTTCAACTTACGTTCGGCCAACTCAACGTTACGTTTAGATTGTTCATCTTCGAGCTTATTCGCTTCCTTAACAAACTTCAATCTCTCCTGTGCAGTGTACTTTTCCTTATCCTTTGCGAGCGTTCTATACTTCGACACTTCAAGTGCGGCTTTAGCGTTCTCGACCTCGTCCTTACGTGATTGTTCCTCAATAGCAATCTTTTCCTTAGCCAAAGCGATAGCCTCGCCATTAGCTTTATTTATTTCTTTGATAGCCCCACCGACAAAAGGAATCTTTTCCATCATCTTCATTGCCCAATCATACATTTTCATTCCCGCCTCGACAAACGAAAGAATAAACCCTACTCCCTTTTGCAGAATAGACATTAAAGCATTAAGCAAACGCGTCAACGGAGCCATAAGTACACTAACTCTATTCGTTGCATCTTCGCTTGAATTGATAGCCTTGACAATGCCCATTATCACTAAAGCGATACTGGCCAGCACAGCAACAATCGGGTTGGCCAGCAATGCAAGTAACTGCTTACCGAAAGCAGAGACCGCCGCTTTTCCGGCCATGAACGCCTGTGACATTGAATTTATTCCACCTACCGAGTTAGCTATATTGCCAAGCAATCCTCCCTGAATACCCACCATATTGAGCAGTTGATTTTGAAACTGACCTGCTGAAGCTGTTGTATCGGTTATTTGCTTTTCAATTAACTTCATGTGTTCCCGCATCTCTTCTCCTTGAGCTGACAAACGTTCCTCTTTTGACATTTTCATATACGCCTCAGTCATATCATCGAGTTTCTGCGTCATAGGTGAAAGTACCTTTGCAAACGATTCTTGATAACTACCTATATTTCGGTAAAACCGTTGTGTACCCTGTTCTGCCTCATTCAGCTTATCCGTGATAGCGTTGATATGAATAGCTAAATCCTGCCCCGAAGCGGATTCTCGCTCTGCCTCACTCATCTCATCGTACTGCCGAGTAAGATTGGATAAAGAGGCACGCAGTGCAACAAGGCTTCCAAGTTGTTCATTCTCCGCTTTGATGTTATTCCGTATCTCCTTCTCCAAAATACGTATAGCCTCTTTATATTCACCGGAAGCCAACTTTGATTCTGTCAGCTTTACATTGTACTGTTCACGTGTTATACGCCCCTCTTTCAAATCCTCTTTAAGAGTTGCTTCAACTTTCCTAAGAACATCAAGTTCCGACCGATATTTAGCAATACCACGTATCGCATCATCATAACGGACCTTAATGTCCAACACTTTTTCTTCTACTGCCTGTCCCATAGTTCTATAACTGTAATAATTGACACTCGCATATACCGGTATTCTCGGCCTTAACCGAGATTATTGCGTGGTATTTTCCATACTGAGCCAGATATACCGGTATCGTCATATCCAGCCGTTTTAACTCAATCTCTCTTAACTCAATCTTTTCTTTAATAATCACAGGTCTCCTGATGATCTTCTGATAGCTTGCATAGTGCTGGGAAAGCAATGTCCCCCACGATAATCCGTTAAAAGTACCACGGTCTCCATCAAGCAATAAGATACGCGGTTGCGCGCTCGTATAATTCAATGTCGCATCATTGTCGTACGAATACAAAGGAATCTTTGCCACTCCTGCCGACATCGTAGTCGCAGCGAACGGAAGTGTGATAGCATCCGCGTCCGTCTCCAAGGTAAAGTCTTCCACCACTGCAACCCCGTCATAACTACCCGTTACATCTGAATCCTCCTTCCAACGGAAATGATTTCTCTGTGCAAAGCCGTCAAGTGTGAATGTTATTTCCCCGGGCTTGTTGTCTTTATACGAAGCAACAACTTTCCTAGTCCAATCCACAGCAATGGGAATATTCCCTATCACGTCATCAATCGAAACAAAGCGTATCCGTTCCGAGTTATCGGCTGCCGGTACAGCGAAAACACCAAGTATAGAAGCTATTGCCTTGATAAAATCAATCTGCTTCATATCCGGAAGATTAGGAATAAAGAAATACCGACTGCCTAAAATCATCTCCTCGGCCATGTTCACAACCGTTATCGTTCCCGTTACGTTCAGAATACTAGCACGCCATGTATTAACGAAATCACCACCCGTCGTAATGTCAAGTCCATCGAAAGAGAACTTCATGTTGGAATAACCCTGATAAATGTTCTTCAAAACACTAGCTTCTTCATCCTTGAAATCGAAAACAGCCCTGAATTTATCCGTCGTTCCATCAACCGGTTTTATCTCCTTCACGGCAATACTTAACACCTCACCCGAATCTACGTTCCCTCCTGATGAAGATGTGTTCCATTTGTAGACTAGTATTGAGGGAGACGGAGGCATTTTAATTTGCTCAAAAACTACCTCAACATGCCCCGTTATCTTTGGCTTACCGTTAGCGATAAACGACGTATAGGCATTCGTTTTATCGTTGTTGTATGGCCCTATCTTACCGGCACGTCCGTAATAGTTCGAATCATTGTTGACATCAAACAACATCACGTATCGAGATACATAATCATCGTACACCACACTGTTAAGATTAAACGTGATGGCGTTTTTACTCGCATACGCTTCTGAATCGTTACGACTAAGACACGGGACGAATAGCTTATCCAAAAACGTCTTTCTACTCTCCGGAAACTCAAACTTCACGCCGTACTCTTTCTCAATCTGTTCTATCACCCATAGCACTTTTCGGGCCGGATGGTACCACACCTGCGCGTCACCGTCGTGAAATCCATAGTCAACAAACGGGTATGGCCATCCGGGAGTACTCCATCTCTTCCACTCTACGTAATCGGAGCCCTCGTATACTTCCCCCTGTGCGTGTGTCAGTTCCGTGAGTTTCTTCCCCTGATTAACAATCGGAGCGAAAGCCGTAGCATTTCCCCAAGACAGTGCCACGTCAAACGTTGACGTTACGGACATCAACACCGCATTCGCTTTGTTAATCACCTCAACCCCGTTACGAATATACCTCGCTGCATGTTTGACACGGGGAAACTCGGTCACCCTCGTAGGCAAATCGGCATGATCAATCACGCACTGATTATGCACCGTATTAGGCAACTTGATCGTATAGCTGTTATTGCTCACAATCTTGCTTAGGTCCGTGAATATATTACTCTTGTAGTTGAGCGTTACCTTCGTATCGTCGTCCATATCAACGAGATGCTCATCAATGTATAGTTCATCGTTTCTCATAAGCTCTGCACGCGTGTTTCGGGTAATATAATCGTTGCAACAAAATCCTGTAGGCTCGTCTTACTCTTCACAAACGTAGCGACCGAAACGTTTACGCCCTTCCATCTCGGAGCACCGTTATCATCATCACCGGCATACATATCCACTACCGGTGACAAAGCAAGTTGAAAGAGGAAATCATACGTATCACTATCGACAAGAGGTGCACAAACCGGCAACGTGTTCTCTTCCGTCTTACGTTGTTTACGTCCCGTTCCTCCGTGATAACCATCGACATAGCTATAATCTGCCATGTTGTTCCGGATGAACTCACCGTCGTTAGTCACCTGCCTCGTTTCGTCTCCACGCATAAAAAGCCAATAGCAATAGAATCCATGCCGGTTTATCCAGCGAAGATATACGCCATCCTGACCTTCGTCAACCTTACACGTGATTCGTGAAGGAGTATTCAACAACGGCCTAAAAGTATAGTCGAACGTATGATCCCAAACGTTCACCGTATCACTCGATCCCGGTAGCTCGAATGTAATATCCTGTTTCGCGTCCAGCCCAGTCAACATCAGATTCCACACCTTCCGTGATGGGAGTGATAACGCATCGGCCTGCCTCACGCCATCAACAGCTACGGTAACAGAAGCAGAGGCGGCGTTGAACATACCTACCGAGAACGGGAAGTTCTTGAACCAAGTCAACACACGGTCACCGTTATACCTCTCTCCCACTTTCATAGCTCCCCAGATGATGAACGTTTCAAAGTAAAAGCTATTACCCAGCGTATCATCGGCATTATGCAAATTCACTTCTACGGCAAACAACCGCCCTACCTTGCCATCCTGTGCTCCGGCAGACGTGTAATCGACCTTGTGATCAATTAAATCAAACGCCCCCTGTGCATACGGAGACAGATCAAAGAAACACGTCTTACCAAACATCTCACGCCTCTCCGTATATATCACGCCAGCCGCTACGTCCGTTATAGTAACTACGATATACGCCCACGCATGACCGTATACGTTCACCACAACCGGATTAAAACAAAAGCCTATTTCTTCCGGATACTCAATCGTAGTCGTATCAATCGTTGTCTTTTTCATTGCTATTCAAGTTTATATGTTCCACGTCCTGCTCCATCACAGCAAATATCCTATCCATGATATTTCCTACCGTCACCGGAACCTCCTGCGAGTATATATCATCACGTCCTCCCCCACGATAGAGTGAAGTACCCTCATTGCGTATCTTATACGCTATCGCTCCGGCTAACGACATCAACCCTCTCTCCTCTGGCGTGTATTTCGGCTGCCATCTCTCCGAGGGAACAAGCACGTAAGGAATCGGCTTATACGGAATACCCTTGTCAATAATCCACTGCCGGATAACTCCGATAAAACTTTTAGGGACCGGACCGGCCTTTCGTCCCGTCTCAAGTACACCAAATGCCTTGCGTCCGTATAACGTACCGGCATTATCGTTCACCTCTACATGCAGAGAACGAATCGTTCTACCCGAAGCTCTCTGTCCCGCTGCAATATGATGCTCGATGATACGTCGACGCAACTCGTTCAATTCCTCCCCGATAATTGCCTTTGCCTTCTCTCTGCTCATATCATAAGAAATTACGTGCACACACCCCTTTAGCCTCCTTCACTTGTACCGAGATAGATATTCCCGTTACGATCGGAGATAGCTTCTCCAGTATGACGGAATACGGAATATCACCCTCGATAGGCTCGAATAGTCCGCTATCATTCATCCGAGCAATAAAAGCCATCGCTGCCGACTTCATCCTCTCAAACACCGCATCATTATCTTTCCCATCAGCATCCTTGTTTACCTTATCGACAAACACGAACATACAGTTCGGCTTATCCTTAAACTGGTCCATCTTTAGCGACATCGCCCCGCTTACCGGTAACAGATTGATGATAGCCGGCAAAGGCAATCGATCTAAACGTAGATCGGCCCGCGTCCAATCCTCATACACATACGTGAAGCCGACCATACTCTCGGCCACGCTCTTGATCTTCTTCTCCACGCTGTTACTTCTTGTCAGCGTATATTTTTCGTAATCTTCGCTCATACTTCGCCCTCTCTGAATCAATTATCATACATTGGTATATTCTCACCCATGGCAGGGATAACACATGGTCATGATCGGTAAACCCCATCCGTAGCGCATAGTAGTCTATCAACCCAAATGGGCCGAAAGACAGTTTATCAATACCGGCCTGCTGTTCTTCCGCCGTAGGCTTAACGTTAGTAGCCTCAAATAGCTTGTTTATCCTCTTCACCTCCCTAGCAACCCATGTGACAAACCCAACCACTTCCTCGGCCCGACACTCATTAACCTTCGCTCGGTCCAGCCCGACCAATACACTACAAGGAACATAGAACAGATCTTCATTCGTCGCTATGCCCTGCAGCTCTATCAACTGCCCAAACGTTATATCATTAAGATCCTCCGGAAGAGATACCTTACCGACTTTATCCGGCTTGGGCATTTCTTCCAGCCGATCAAGCGTATCACCTGATCCATGCCCAGCCTTTACCCAAAACTCGAAAAACGTTGTATATTGTCTTTTTGTCAATACCCTATTGCTATTCATTTCACATTTCCTCCTGGTATTAATTACATTCTGATAGTTAAACCTCCGTATAAGTCGCCTTTGCTGTCCTGATCGGTTTACGTATCTCGAACAACATCAACATGATAAGCATGTCGAGAAAGTCCGGTGATCGGTTTAGCGCCGCTTTCATTATCTCCTTTGAAACGATGCTCTTTTTCCTCGTGTCATTGTCAACGTTCGCCTGTTTAAGCTGCTGTAACTCCTCCTTTATCAATTCCTCCTGTTCCGGCGTACAGATGATACGGAAGTCACGCTTATTGATCAGCTCGGCCAGCTTGAACGCACACTGTGTTTTCAGGTTGTCGTACTCATTCGATAGTGCTCTTTCCCCACCGTGAAACTCCCTGATACCGTTCAGGTACGATTCCAAAAACGAGCCCAGACCATCAGAATCAACTACAACGTTACTTCTTGAAACACGATGCTGAAGCATCGCATTACGCATATCCGTCTCAATCATCTTGCCCGGTGAGTACTCCTTAACGAGTAGTATCGTGCACACATGGCCGACACCCTTACCAATGACAAACCTATCACGGCCCTTCATGGCAAGGTCACCGGAGAGCTTTGGTAAACCGGTAGGCGATACATGCTCATTCGTGAAGACGTCACAGATAGCATCGTACTCACAAAGTGCCGATGGATCATCGTCATACTCCCAGTTACCGAAAAACAATCGTTGCTTCATCACATTATCATTCGTGTTTCGAAGCATCTCGATGTATTCCTTCGTTGCATACGGGTTATCCTGCACCAGAGCCGGAATAAACGCGTACGGGGCTTTCAACTTCCCCTCTCTCCATGGCCTGTAAAACGTCTTATACAGCCAATTCTTTTTCGGGTTGCAGGTTATAAGTATCTTCGGAGGAACGCCGTACACATCATTCAGGTGACGGCCGACACGCGTCTTTAGTCCTTCAAAAGCTAAGTAGTGAACCTCTCCCGCCTCCTCTATCCAGCCGCCGGTATACTCTTTCGAGCCCAAGCGCTCATACATAGGATCCTTTTTCGGATAATACGTGAGGTCTAAGAATACAATCGTCGAACCGTTAGCGAACTCTATCCCGTCATTCGTGAGCTTATAATCCCTAAAGCCGTGAGCCGCCGCTACCTTAGTGAAGGTAACAGATACCGACTCACGACAATCCTTAAGATTGTTTCGACCAATAAACCAACGCGTACCGGGGAGGTTATGGCAGCACTGCATAAGCCACTCGCTCCCCAGCCAGGACTTTCCACCGCCACCACCTCCGCCGTACAGTATGAAGAAATGCTCCTCATCCCGAAGCAGGTTATACGCCTTACGTTGCTTTATATTGATCTTATCACTCATACAACCTCATCAGCCTCCTTCGTGTACGGCAAGAAGTTAAAGCCTTTGAACTCTTTTCCTCCCGTGGTATGATCTAATTCCTGTTTATCGGAAAGGCCTAACTTACGAGCAATGATATTCGCATTGAACGCGCCAACACATGCCCCTTCGAACTGTTGCGTCTCGATCGTTTCCTCTATACGCGCAATGACCATTAAAAAATCTTTATCATCCGTACTATTCTTACATCCCTCTTTGAAGTTCCGCCACCACATTGAGCTCGCTCCCACGTAGATACAGAACCCCGTAAGCGAGTACGGTCTGGCCGTTGGTGTCACCTCCCGCTGCGTTTGTTCCTCGTTAACGATTCTCGTCTTCTTGCCTTCCTTTCGTTTCACGGGAACCGTCTTTTGAATCGCCTTCTTTGTCGTCCATGGATTTTCGTCACACCATTGAAAGTATTCACATGCCGCCTCCCAAAGAAGCTCAGGCGTAGCGAATAGTTTATCTCTTCCGTGCTTCGATCTTAATTTCCAAAATTGATTTCCACTAGGTGCACCCATATATCTTATTTCTTTTTAAAGTCTTCACTAATTATTTTCGGAACTGTGTTATTCCAATTGATTTTATGATGCAAACGTTGAGTTTCTGAGCTATTTCCCATCATCCCAACCTTTACCGAGCTCGGCATCATCATAACGGTATAAAAGCTCTTCACGTACGTTCCCTGGCTGATGTATATATCAGTCATTCCTCCCTTGTTTGATTGCGTTTGCTTTTGATTAAGTGCCACGTGAGGAATCTGTAAAAAGAGATGGCCACGGCTGCCGAGAGTCGTGTACGTGTTCACGTCCTCGTTTATACGTCCAACAAACCGAAACGGACGATCCGTAGAGCAGATAAAAGAGTTCATCGCCTTACGTTTCATTTTCTCTCCACGTACAATATCATTCTCTTTCCCGCCTATAAAATCACCACGTTGAGCCATTGCCACTGTCGTGATCGATGTCGACTCGTAGAAACGTATCATCGCTTCAAAGATTCTATCAAGCTGTTTAATCGCTCTTTGTCTCACAACCCCGTCCCGCCCATACGTGAACGAAAAAGTATCGTAGTCATCATCCAGCTCTATGAAGTATTTATACCCCATCTCTTTGGCTATATCAAAGCAAGCGTTACGGGCATAGATAATCGCTCTACGATCTTCAAAGTTATCCGCTTCATCGAACGTCCTTGCAATAGCTTCCTTGTCGAACATAAAAACGTTCTGGAACTTTTTCCTGTATTGATCCGCCTGCTCGTCCTCGTTATCAATCACATAGACAATCGGACCTGTATAACCACATCTGCGAAGCGTCTTATCCGTGATGACCGAGTTTACACGGCCATGCGTCAATATGAAAGCAACAAAATCACTCCTCATCGTCCGTGTCCTCCAACATTACTTCGTATATATCATTTTTCAGACGCGTATATCCGTTCTCGATAGCTTTCTCAAAGTCTATAATCACAAGGGCAGAGCGTTCCATAAGTGCCTGTACCTCTTTCTCCGCATGTGCGTAGTATTCAGCTATCTCGGCATAGTCGAAAACAATATGGCGTGAAGCAGCTATCTTCAGGAAGTGTTTAGCTTCAGGAGATATATTCGCATCATCGATCTCCTTCGTCAACGCATCACATTTACTCATGTCGAAAAGAGACGATTCCGAAGGACAGGCTTCACGCTTTGGCTCGTAGACCGGAGCCTCGATCTTCTTCGTATAACTTGATTCAGAGAGCGAAGAGTCAACATCGAAATCCATGTTCACCTCTACCCCCCAGTCAAGAAGCGTATCGCTGTCCCAGCTCATGAGTTTCTCCATATCCCATTCACCGTTACTCACGTTATCCCGAATCATTATCTCCCTCTCTCGCTCCTCCGTTAAGTTCTCTAGCAGATACGTCGGTACTTCCTTCAAACCTAGTTGCATGCTTGCCTCTAGTCGCTGATTGCCGGCTATCACAACCAGCTCACCCGTACGATTTGAGACTACGATAGGTCTCGCCTCAAAGTAATCCGGATTCTTAACTATTGACTCCTTCAATCTCTCCAGCTGATCACTCGTTATCGTACGCGGGTTATTATCATGCTTTTTCAGCACATCGATATTCCTGTATACTACACTCATTTCTTTTACTCTATTTTTCACAAAATAAAGATACCGAATAATCCCCTAAAGGACTACCCGGTATTCGTAATAGTTGGTCGCATGGCGTGCGACTAAGAAACAATTTAAAAATCCGGTTCTTCACTCAGACCTAAGTGTTTATTTTTGAGGGCATCAAACTCTTTAGCATAATTAACCATTTCATTATATACAGCTTCTAATAATTCTCTCTCTATATGACCAGTGTATTTCTTTGAATAATGACCATACCTATGCATAAGATCATGTCTATATGTATCATAATAATATTTCACTTTATCCAAATTAGGAATTTCAAGGTCATAAACGTTTTTAAAAAAGGCTGTTAG